CGCCTTCGTAAACAAAGATTCCGTTAGTACCAGAAGCTTTCTCTGTAACCTTCATGGTTCCACGAAGAGCAGAGTTCATCAGATAACCAAGGCTGCCATTTAAAGCGTTATCTGTACTTAAAGCAGCTTCAGCATTTACGAAGTCACTAAACGCAGCAACACCAGATTCAGTGTTAATGCCAGTTACATTCAAAATACCAAGAGGCTTACTATCAGTACCAACACCGTTGATAGCCTGATTTTCAATTTCAATAGCAATCTGTTGAGCTAAATCTTTACGAACAAGATCTTCAACACTAATGCTGGATTGAAGTAATAAACGTCTGGAATAATCAGTCAAAGCACCGATAGTACGAGGCTGAAGACTTACTTGGTCAACTGTTAACTGAGATTCAGTTATGTTGGAATTCTCAGCAACGTGATAAGTTGTCGCTCCTCCAGACTGACGAGGAATTGCAACCATTCCTTCTAAACCAGTAAGTACATTTGCACCTGCTGATTGAAGAACAAGAGCTTTTCTTAGTAAGTCAATGAAAGACTCAGAAAGCAAATCTGTCTGTACTAAATCACCACCAGATGATGCAGTCCCAACAACTAAGTCTCTTTTGCCATAGCCAAGAACATCAGCAGGGATTAAGCAACCTTGAGATTCCTTACCTGATTTTTCTTGTGCAGCTCTACTAACTTCAAATTCAAAAGCAGCAGCTCTTTGAGCTTCTTTATTTTGAGGATGAGCAAGAGCGTTCATAACTCTCAAGAAAGAGAAGCTACGAATTTCTTTTTCTACTAATCCAATTTTTGCATCATTTGGATTAACAGGCTTTTCTTCTACACCTACTTTTTCAAGAATTGCAGAACGAAGCTCGTCCAAACTGCGGCTATTAGAAATAAATTCTTCAGCCAAATCGGAGTGCTTTGTACGCTTACCTAGTGCAAGCATCTCAGCTACTTCCTTACCCTTGGCTGTAGCAGCCTCAGATCGGATAGCAGCCTCTTTTTCGAGGTTTTGTTCCATTGAAGTTTCTTCTTTGGGTTTTTGGGTAACGGCTGAGGCCGCTTCTTTGCTCTCATTATTAGTGAGAGCGCGACCAATGCCAACATTCTTGAAGTCAGCAGGTATGGTAACCAGGCTTAATTCAAAAGGTTGGTAGTCAGTGGCCCGATAAGTCACAGGGTCTGTAGACCTATCCGCCTCTAACTCATTGATCTTGTAGCCGAAGCTAACGTTCCGAATAATGTTATCGGAAATTAACTCCTGCATTTCTCGCCCAAGTTCGTTATTGGCGAGCTTGACGCGAGCAAATCCACGTTTTCCTTTGATATATGCTCTTTCTACTACTCCAACTATTTTATCTGCGTCATGCTGATAAAGAAGTGGTGCGCCTGTATTTAAACGAGACATATCCATCGCCCTTTCACTAACTTCTAATATTTCCGTCCCCCAACCTCTTTCAACTGGCTCTTCACTAGCGAAAGGAAATTCAATTACACGATCTTCTTTTTGTGATCGTGCAAACTCTGTAACATAAGCTCTTTTTTGAGGCTCTGCACTAAAATCTCGTTCCTCTTCTTTAGGAGGATCGACAACGAGTTCTTCTACCTGCTCAATGGTAGGTTCTGCAACAGCAGCAACTCTTAATGCAGCGAAACCTTTAGGCTTATTTTTATAAGCCTTTCGCTTAGAAGCGTGTTTTCCTCGCATAGTTTCAGCAAATAGTTAAATATTAGTCTAATTCTTCCTGTTGAGAATTACTTGGAGAAGTAGTTTCTGTTTTTTGGAAGTTTGATTGTATATTACCGCCTTCTGAAACTTGCGAGGGGTCAGTGTCTAAAACAAGTCCTAATTCTTGAAGAACATCTACTTCATGTTTCCTTTGACGCATTTGTTCATCAAAGTCTCCTCCATGTAGTGCAACTACTTGAGAAAGTGTCATTACTCCACTACGAATTAATGACTTATAAGCAGCCGCCTCCTTTTGAGGATCGACAAATTGAGCCGCAGGAGGAATCCATTTACATTCTTCATATCTTTCAGGATCAGTATCGTATCCAGGCAAATCTAAAGCTCCAGACATAACAGCCATTTCTAACCATTTACTGTAGACCTCCTCACAAAGAGTCTCAATCAAATATTTCTGAAGAGTCCGATAATGCGCCCTTGTTTCTAACAATTCAAGACGAGAGGAACTGTAATTTGACTGAGAGAAATCAGAACTTACTTGTGTATAAGAACAGCCAATTCCAGCAGCTACAGCACGAAGCATTTGCTGAACAAAAGGTGTAAACGAATCATCAGGTCTATTAGGAGTGAAAAATTGCAAATCTTCACCAGGAGCCAATCTCCTGATAGAACCAGGAGAAAAATCAAGAACAGCATCTTGCGAAACAGTTCCGTCTTCAAATAAATCTTGATCTGGTGTTTTAACAAAACCCATCATTGAAGCTGTTGCACGAGCAGCAACAATTTCACTCTCTTCGTATCCACTTAAATTATGTAAACGAGTAATAGCAGAAGCGAGCGCACTCATTCCGCGAGTTTGCCCAGGACGATCCACCATATAAAGATGAATTACATCATCAGCAGAAATACGAATCCTTTTCTTTAGCTCTTTAGGCGTAGACGCAAACTGATAATCGCCAGGATGATAATCAAAGAAATGATAAGCAACTGGCCTTTGCCATTTATTTACTTCAATACCCATTCTGACTTGATTCCCATTCCGTTGAATCTCGTTATATCCCTCGTCCAGTAGATCGGCTTCAATAATTTCCAGTCCTAGAGGGACCTTACTGTTCCCAAAAGATTGCCTTACAAGACGAATGAAAACTTCACCTGATTCAAGCATCGAAGTGATAGCTAATCCTTGTATGTCACCCCAAGAAAGCCTTCCTCCTACATGACATCTTTTTGCTTTTGACCAATGCTTGAATAAAGATTCAATCTGCTCATTTTTATCTTCCGCTAGACGAGTTGTTCTCCTCATCTTTACTTGCGCTTGATTCTTTATACCTGTCCCAACTACTCCGTTTTTAATTGCTCTTAATCCAGCCTTAGCAAAATCACTATTACGGACTAATTCCCTTGCAGAATTACGAACAGTCTTCAAACTGTTCTTAACTTCACTATCAGCAGACGTAGCAGGACGTAGCCAATCAGAGGTTAAACGATTGTTTTGTGCAGCGTTATAAGCCCTTTTTAGGTTCGCATTGCGAACTTTAGCGGCTTTTAAGTCCCTTTTAAGGGGATTTACGCGCCCGAATCCTAAAATAGCCATTAAACGAACCTCACTTTTGCAAGACCTGGATTACCTAATCCTTGACGCATCTTTTCTTTGCGCCTTTCCATATTGATCTCATTTTCTAGATGTGCTTTTAGCTGTAGTAATTCAGCCATCTTGTATCTCTTTAAGCTCCTCCCACCAATTGCATATTCCTGAACCATTCCACCTTCCGACAACGTGCGAATAGCAGTTTCTACATGACCAAGATCAATTTCAGCACGAGATCGATCATCAAAAGCACCAGGAGTTCCAATGTAATAAGCAGAAGCCTTAACAGTGAAACTTCCTCGACCTGCTGTATATCGAACTGACCCGTAAGTAGCAATTGCTTGCCAAGTCCAAGTGCCAGTATCAAAAGTTGTTGTTGTAGAAGATGGAACAGTTACTCTCCAACCCGCTCCTTCATCTGCTCCTGTAATAGTTGCCCCTTCAGAGGCAGTATTCGTTCGGGCATACCAATTAAGAGCGTAATTAGTGTTGTCAACAGGATCACCAATAGGATCAGTGAAATCAGGAACATCAAAAATGACCGTATCCGCTGGATAGATCAAATCTGGAACGAGAATGGTTGGATTAGTCACCAGCTAGAAACAAATGAAGAATTTGATTTGGTAAACCTTCTTTGAGGCGGCCTATATGGTGATTCTACTGGTTTATTTTCAATTAAATCGTCTTTACCTGCCTTTTTTAAGGCATTATCACGCCTTCTTTCTAACTGATCCCATATCGTTCTACGATCATATATTTGATAAAGACGCTGCAAACTGGCATAGGCATACACCATTTCATCGAGTGCTTCATTCCTTGCTCCACTCTTTTTCATCCAAACACGATCAGCTTGATATCCGTTTTTGACCTTACGAACTTCTCTTTCTGCTGTTAATTCTTCAAAGTAATCATTCGTAACAGTTGGATAAAAATGAAGATATCCCTGCCCTGGCTCTGCCTCTTTTAATCGTCTATGCAAATGTGTTTTGATCTTATTGACAGAAACAGAGAACAATAAAACACTTCTTCTTAAGCTCTTACCTGTTGAATTAGTCTCAATTTTGTTTGGCTTACTTAAGAAAACATCAGTCCTTAATCTTGCAACACCCTTAATAGCAATAACACCAAGATTCATTCGATCTTTTGCATAGCCATAGACTTCATCAGTGAAATGGCCCCCAGTATCTATAGCTGCTATCTCTATTTTCATTTCTAGCCCATCCTCATTTATGTAAGGAGAAGTCAATATCTCATCTAACTGTTTCCAAACATCAGGACGAGAAGGTGTTCCATAAATTTTCACCCTATCAATCAAAAACATTTCTTCATTCCTTCCTATCCCCCAAACAGACAAAGACAAACGATCATCCTGTGTATCAATTCCAGCTAACAGAATCAAAACATCTTTAGGTGGTACTCCTTGTTTATAAGTTTCAGAAGCAGCACGATCCATCAACGCACCTGCTCCTATCTTTGTCTCATATTCATCTTGCCAGACCTCTCCAAGCACTGTGTTGATGTATGTACGGAGCTGTTCGGGGTTGTCTTTGGCGGCAAGGAATTCTTCCACCAAGTTTGACCAGCTTGCATTAGGTGAATAAGAATACCCAGCCCAAACATGAAAACCAACGTGTTTACCATTTCCCTCCGTAGTCGCTTGCCACTTTCCACGTTCAATCATCCATCGTTTTTTACTGTGAGGAATTAAAACGCCGCAGGATTCACACGCATAAGAAGCAGTATCAGGATCGTCATCAACCCATTTCATATTGTCCCAACGCAAATACTGAAAATGGTTGCAATCAGGACAAGGGACGAAATATCTTCTTTGGTCAGTTTCTTTGAAGAGTCGTTCAATCCTGCTGAAGTCTTCAACAGTAGGAGTGCTACCTGCAACGATCTTCCTATTCCAATAATACTCTGTTCTACGAATACCGAGCTTTATTTGATCTCCTTCAATTCCTGCTCCGCCTAATGGATAGCCATCCGTTTCATCAAACAGGACGATCCTTCTACTTACCCTCCTGAAGCCTCTAGCTGAATTAGCACCAACTAAAGAAAGAGTTCCACCAGGGAATTGCTTTTGAAGAATTGTGTTCGCTCCATCCTTTGCTTTTGCCTCACTTACTAATCCATGTAAACAAGGCGTGTCCCTTAACATCGGACTGATCTCCTCTTTTGAGTAACCCTGAGCATCCTCAATCGTTGGCTGAACAATCATCATCGGACAAGGATCTTGATGAATGTGATAAGCAATAACGTGATTCAAAATCTTTGAATAACCAACACGCGCAGATTTCATTACCGTTACCTGCTCAACAGTTGGATCAGTAATTGCATCCATAATTCCTTTTTGATAAGGAAGTGTTCTCCACCTTCCACCCTCCGCAGAAGATTCAGCAGAAAGATAAGCATTACGGTCTGCCCACTCACTAAGACTTAACTTCTCAGGAGGACGAAAAGCTTCTAAAGCCTTTACAGCTAAATCAAAGGCGTTGGTCATGCAGCCTGTAAATCACCCGTAGCAAGATCCTCCAAGGCTTCTCTGACAATATCCTCAAGACAAGTCATGGCACTTGTATCAAGATCAGGAATACGCTGCTTCGCCTTAGACGGAATACCTAAAACCTTTGTACGCGCCAAAGTTACAACCTGAACCCATTTTGATTCAATATCAGCGGTTGGAACCAATATTTGTTCCTTCTGCCTACGTTCTAATTCAAGTAATTCGGCCTTTAAAAACTCAGTCCTCGCCTTGCTTTCTTCATAAGTAGGAACATTTTCCGTCCTAACAGCCTTTGCTGAAGCCGTTTTGCGAACACGTTTAACAGTTTTCTTTCCCCATTCTTCGTGCATTGTGTCGCTATTTAAAACAATCTTTCCGTCCCCTGCATCAATAGGAGTTAAACGACCTTCACGAATAGCTTTATAAACAGCCTGAACAGTAACGCCCATTTCTCGCGCAGCGTCAGCCCTGGTCACTAAAGCCATAATTGAAACTGTAACTTTCTTACTTTAGTTACATTAACAGACTTGACATTTAGTGCTATAATTCCGCATTTTTATTGGGCTTTTAAAGGGTTGTCTCATTTGATAGGGGCTTATTGAGAATTGAAACAAGTTACAGATTTTTGTGCCTAGAAAAATATTGGGCCTTGAAATTACCA